CGAACTTTAGCGAATGGAGATTTAGTAACTTTTGACAAGATTTTGTCGTATTGAGTATTAGGATCACGATAGATGATAGGTGTATTTCCATTAGTAGACATATCTGCTTCAGGAAATAACATATCAATACTGTTAATACCGTGTTCTAACATTGACTCTTTAAGAGAACCACTTTTTTGTGCATCTTCCAATACTGTTCCTAATAATGCATGTGTAATAACAGTACCATCTTCAGTTACTGCTTGATTTTGACCGCGTTGGTCGAATACGTTTGATTTCATGAATTCTCCACCTTCTTGTGTATGTTTTAATTCGTCTTCGTCTTCAAAGCTCTGTTCAAGCTCATCATCTTCTTCGTCGCCCATAGCGGCTGCAAGTAAGACTTCGAATGCTTGAGCTTGTTCTTCATTAAGTGTGTCCATTACATCGCCAATAGTTTTTTCTGTTGCCATGTCATTGTTTCCTCCTAATTCTATTTCACCCTCTTCAGCATGTTCTAATTCAATAGCTGTATGAATGATTACTTTATCTGTTGCGAGTTCCTCACCAGTGTCTGAGTGTCTAATGACATCTTCAATTAATGCCCCTGGATTGGCTCCTGCTAAAACCAAACTTACTTCATAGATCATTCCGTGTACTACGTCCTGACCCATCTTCTTCAACTTGTTAGCCGCAATAGACATAGCTGAAATATCACCATGATGGACTAATCCTTTAGCTGTTTCAGCGTAATCAGATTCATTGAAGAACCCATACCCATAAACTCCTTCTGGTTTGTTATGAAGAATCATATGTCCCAGAATATTACTAGGTATGCTTGAGTTGTGATTCCAAACTAACGGTACACTCATCTGATCATTGTCCTTAAAAGCACCATGCTTAATAGTGACGCCATCAGCACATCGAATATCGTTCTTGGTCACCCAACCTGCAAAGTCAAATTTCTTTTTCTCTGACATAAAAGTTATCCCTCCTGTTCCTTAGTATTTTTACCATTTAGCTGAGCTTTAGTTGCATCTACAGCAGGGGGCGTAATCGACCCAGTTGGTTGTTTCTCTTCAGGCATGTTTGGATTGTACAGAGCATCTGCTTGTGGTGCGTCTGAACGTTTATATCCAATGATAGAACGAATCTCATTTGTAGTAAGGATTTCATTACGTTTCATAGCATCACCAATCTCCGCAATTTGTTCAATCGGAACAAGTGTGAATGGATCTCTGTATGATTCAAGAGTCTGTCCCTGAGTGCGTGCAGTTTTAGTTAAGAACTTACGAACTAGTTCTGCAATGATTCCATCGATTATTGGATCAATGGTTCTGTTGTAATATCCACGCATTTCTGCCTCACTAGCGGTACCATTAAATACATTTTCAGTTAACCCTAATTGGTTGTAGAACTGTTGTGTTAACTTCTGAATATCTTCTGGTAATGAGTCATTGATTGTTCTGTTGAGTTGCGTAATCTTCTCAGTACCATCCACATAAGCAATACCATGCCTAGTCTTACTGAGTTGTTGTTCCATTTTTTCGATACGTTGTAATGCATTTGTTTGCTGTAGTTCAGTCTTTACTTGACTTGGTGTTTGCACAATTAAATCAAGTTTTCCTGAAGCAGATAATTCATCCATCGCATCTAACTGAGTCATTTTACGAAGCAGTCTAGATAGCGTTGCGTTAGGACCATTGATAACTGCAAACAAAGGATTCTCAATGATAGCCACATTAGCTTTAAGTAAAGTAACTTCTTGTGGTCTACCCGTAGCTTCGTTATATACATTTACAGTTACATGTTGTGGAAACCATTGAGTGATCTTACCTACCCGAACAGATAAAATATCATACCCACCAGTTACGTTAGGCGATATGGTTGTATCTACAGGTACGACAGCCACAACACCCTCATCGAACATTGAATATACGAGGTCCTGCATAAACTGGATACCTGTCTGGTCAATATTAGCCTCAACATTTAAAATATCATGTAAGGTCGAATTCATTGGTGTTCTATCCTCTGTGGTTGAATCAACCTTAACGTGATGAATCCTACTCATAGCTACGTCCATTGCTATGCGGTTATAAATAGCCGCTGCAAAATCGTTAGCAGTGATTCTTCGTGATAATTTATGTCCAGCATTACCTGAACTACTACCTCCGTAATATGCACTACCACCAAGACCAAGAATTTTATCATCTACAGTAAACGCATTCCATGCATGTTTTAATCTTTCGTTTAACTTCATGCAAATGCCTCCTGATTCTGTTTGTATACTACCCAAGCATCCATAAGTGCTGATACATTATCTATCTTCTCACTTGAACGTATCTTGGATAGCTTTCTGTTACCGTTGTTATCCTCAATTACTACAGAGTTACCCATAGCGAACTTCATAAGGTCTTCATCGAACAGTAACATTCTTTCACTAGCTAATATGTTTAATTCACCTAGAGGTACCGATTCAGTTCTAACACCTTGACGGACTTTCTCTACTCCAAATGAACCGTATTCAGTCATCCACTTATCAACGAAATCTTTTGCATTGTATGGGTCGTAACCAAACGCAACAACAGTGTATTGGTGTTGGATAATAAACTCATCCAGGTCAGCATACACTTCCATCATGTCCAAATATGGTCCTTCCATAACGATAAGTGATCCTTCGTCTATAAACGCTTGATACCTGATTCGCATAGCTGGTGCTAATTTTGTAACTTTTAAAGCGGATACATAGGATCTAGTTTTTACACCAAACTTACCATTTGATAAAGGGAATAAGAAAGTAAACGCTGTAAAGTCATCACCTTGTGATAAATCGCCTCCCATTACACATTCCATTCTGTCATAACTCTTTCTAGGGTGAGGTATAGTATCTTCATATGTAAAGAAGTACGTCAAACCTTCAACCGGTATTCCAAATCGTTTAGCTAGAATATCAGAACGTGCCGCTGGAACTTTAGTAGCTCTTTCTACTTCCTTTTGATATGTCTCGTATGAAACTGTAGCTCCTAGATTGGGTTGTGCCTTTAACCACATCTCTGGATTACCTACTTCGTCTACAGAATCTAATCTATAGTACCAGATAGACACAGAGGGGTTAAAGTAGTCTCCTCGTAGAATGTCCATTAACTCCATTTTGATAGTATCGCCGACTCCATCACGAGCAGTACCTTCTGAGCTTGTAGCTAAGATTAGATAGTCATCAACTTTACTTGCTCCTTGTTCTAGAGCACCGATAACGTCTTCCTTAACTTTCCCAGACAACCACTCATCAACAGTATTGACTTTTGATCCTAATCCTTGAAGTTTATCAATTGACATTGTACGTACTTCGATAAGAGAGTTAGTCATAAAGTTCTCTATACCCTTTTTAGTTGAAGCCAGTTTAACTTTAGAATAGGTATTTGATAGAATTGACCCTTCAGTAAGCCATTGGAACAAAGGCCCTCTATTTCTTGAGATAGCAGTACGAATAGGAGACATAGTTTCCTCTGCTTGTTTCATAGTAGGGGCTGTAACTACTTGGTGGGTTGTGCTGGTATCGATTGTAACAAAATATGCTTGAATTAACGCTGCATACATTGACTTCGCTCCACCACGAGCCACTATTAAATACTGTTTGTTAACAAGGCGTTTACGTTTGGTTCTGTATTCATACCTACGCTTTTCTGGTACATACACTTTCTCCTCTATGAAGTAGAACCAAGCCAATAGTGACTCAGACCACAGTTTAAAGGTTGGTAGTAGGTGTAATTCGGAACCATCAGCAAGTGTCATCTCTGCTTCACAGAAATTAATGAACCCACTAATAGCTTCGTCGTCATACCAGTAGTCGGGGCTTTCGATAAGAGTGTCCATACGATTCATCTCTAACGCTATCTCCTTGTTGACTGGTATTTCGCCATTTAGAACTTGCTGTCTAAACGCACCATACTCAGTAGGTATAGCCGTGTTGGATAGAACCATAATTTCACCTCATTTTTATTTAAGTGTCTTAATTGTTGCTGCTGTAACTGCATATGAAGCATTGGCTATAATTAAAGCATCTACACTTTTCTTAAGCTTTGGATTATTTAGAACTTTGATTGTTCCGTTATATGCTTTTTGAACTCTAACTTTACTTCGTTCACGCTTAGCAACAGTCTTAGCTTCGTGTTTCTTAGAAGCATTCATATACTTAGTACCAGCATTTTTTAAACTAGCTTT